CGTCATCAAGGATACTCCGCACGGATATATCCTTTACAACCAATTCGACGAGTATGTGGGTAAATCCATTGAAAAGTACGCGGATTACCAAGTAGAAGAAACTAAATTCTTCGAACATTTCGTCTCAGAGGGCGATACTGTCCTCGATATAGGGGCAAACATCGGTACTCACACCCTGTGGTTCGCTAATAAGGTGGGTAAGAGGGGTAAAGTACTCGCTTTTGAGCCTCAAAGGCTCGTTTTCCAGACTTTATGCGCGAATATGGCCCTTAATTCAGTCCAAAACGTGGATTGTAAGAACCTTGGCGTAGGTGCCAGCCAGATGTTGATCGACGTACCCGTGCTTGATCCGGAGGTACCGACAAATTTCGGCGGACTATCCATTCGCGGGCACCTGCAGGGCGAGAAAGTTGCCGTATGCAGGATAGATGACATGGGTTTGGCCCAGTGCGACTTCATAAAGATCGATGTCGAGGGTATGGAGCCGGAGGTATTGATGGGCGGCTTGGATACCATCGCAACATTGCGCCCGTTTATCTACATAGAGATAGACAGGAAAGAAAATAACCCGGCAGTTTTCGAGATTTTCAAGAAATTGGAATACAGCATGACTCCACATAACCCACCGCTGTACTCGGAAGATTACGAAGGGGACAACATATTTGGAAATATAGTTTCCATCAATGCTATGTGCGTTCCGTCAGAGATGATGGACAAAAAGGAAATACTTAATGGCTGGTCTGATCCGGGCAAGAACGTCCAGTGAATATAAAACAGGCGGGGGTACACCACGCAATTACAAGCGGGAATATAAAAAATTCCACTCTTCTCCCAAAGCAGTTGCGGAGCGGAGTTCAAGAAATAAGGCGCGACGGAAACTTACAAAACTCGGTCGCGTTCGGAAAGGTGATGGGAAGGATATACACCATGCAAACAATAACCCCAAGGACAATCGAGCGAAGAATCTCAGGGTTATGACAAAGTCAATGAATAGGTCGATGAAGTAATGGCTATAAATTTATCTCCAACCGGCAAGAATATAGGGTACAAGGGAAAGAAAAAGACTCAAGACCTTGGTCCGGGCTTGGTCACGGGTGAGGATGTTGGTGAAACTTCAGCCGCTACTAGCCAAACCGGGTCTGTAGGCCAACCCGGTTCCCAAGTCGGCGCTACTGGCGCTGGTCAAACTGGCTCACTTATTGGCGGGCGTCCTCCCGCTCCGGGGAACGTGGGCGAAGCGGAATTTGATCCGGCCACCCAAGCACTGCTTGGTGTTCTCAGGGTTGGTTCCCAGATGGAAGATTCTACCGAGAAGGCGATAAACAGCATACAGGAAAGTTGGGATGAAACACTGGCCAAAGCAGATGCAGGGCCGAACCAATGATCTCTGTAGATTTTCTTAACCGAATCGCGAAGATGCGTGAGGAGTCTAGGAATCGGCGCCTCGCCGCGACCGCTTCAGGACTGACGACTTCAAGCCCAGTCATAAAGAAGACGATTGGAACCAGACCGGGCGCGTATGCAAAATCCGCCCCTACGGATATCAATGTGGTGGTGTACGACCCCAATACGGGAAAAGCCTACCCCAATCCATCCGCCGCACGCACCGCAGGTGTGATGAGATTTACTTTTAATATGCCGCCGGGAATGAAAATAGACTGGTCCTATTGGGATCGATTCAAACAGCCAGAGCCAGAACCAGTCAAGACAGATGACATCACCCCCAGCGATGTGACGTTGCCGTTCGAGCCAACTAAGGTCGATCCACTGAAGTATCCGGACGGCACAGGTGGCCCGGCGGCACCAGCACCAGACGATGACGGTCCAAAGGCAATTGATTACACCAATGCAGACCCAGCTTACTGGAAAGATATTGCGGCTAACCGTGCTGACGAGGTATGGATTCCAAACCTTGAAAAGACAGGTCAAGCCCAAACAGTGGGCGCAGTTGCCAAGCAGTTTATACGGGCGGTGGAGGGAAGTAACTATGCGTCCAATGACCCAGAAAAGACCCGCAAAGAGGTGGTAGTAGCGAGAAGGGACCGCATGGGTAAATTGCCGGGTAAGCCGGGTTATGACCCCAACACTTTTGAAAGCGACAGATAATGGCTTTTTCAGACAAATTCAAAGAACGGTATGCTTCCATATCAAAGCGAGGGACCGCCTCGCTAAAAGTGGCCCCTAAGAATCAGGCTGCTAAAGAGCCAACCCAAGGTAAAGCCGGTACTAGATACACAGGCAAATTCTCTCCCTCCGATTACCAATCGTGGGCTAGAAAGGGGAAAAGGGAAGTTGCCGGGAAAGGCTAAGTTAAGCCGGGATCAATTTATTGATCGCACCAAGGAGTACCTCCCCAAAGCAACGCTTGAGCAGGCTGGTATATTCTACAAAAACCTGCTCGAAAAGAATTACGATGAGGAACTGATAAGGGAACTGGCTAAATTTGATAGATGGTTTCTTCTGGTCGTAGTCCTCAACAGAAAGGATGCTGTCCATCCTTGGCTTTATGATCGTTGCAGAGAGGTTGAGAATTCCCCTGATGGGGTTCTCGATCTGTGGGCTAGGGGACATTACAAGTCCACTTTGATTACTTACGCAGGGACCATTCAGGAAATACTCCGCAACCCTAACATGACAATAGGGATTTTTTCCCACACCCGTCCTATTGCAAAGGGGTTCCTGAAGCAAATCAAACGCGAGTTTGAAATAAACGACTTTCTCAGAGAGTTGTTTCCGGATGTCTGTTACAAAAACCCACGGCAAGATTCCCCGCAGTGGAGTGAAGACTCTGGAATCATAGTCAAGCGTGATTCGAACCCCAAGGAAGCGACTGTAGAAGCGTGGGGGCTTGTGGACGGGCAACCAATTTCCCGCCACTATGATTTAAGAATTTATGATGACGTTGTCACAAGAGACTCCGTCAACACACCTGACCAGATCGCAAAGACGACAGAAGCATTGGATCTGTCGCAAAACCTTTCTGGCGGACAGAACAGGGAGTGGTACATCGGTACGCGATACCACTACGCGGATACCTACCGCGAACTGATGGAAAGGGGCACTGAGATTCGCATTTATCCTGCGACCGATTCAGGCACCCCTGATGGAAAGCCCGTTCTCCTCTCAGAAGCGGAATGGGATAAGAAAAAATCCTCGATGGGGCAGTATGTGCTGGCCTGTCAAATGTTACAGAACCCCATAGCGGGGTCCGAGCAAGTTTTTGATCCCGAATGGATTCGGCGTATAGAACTAAGACCGAGAATACTAAATATATACATATTGTGTGATCCGGCGCATTCTAAAAAACAGTCTTCGGATAGGACGGCTATAGCCGTTATTGGTGTTGACTACGCTTTTAACAAATATCTGCTGGATGGCCTTTGCCACCGAATGAATTTGAAAGAGCGATGGAACGCTTTGAGGAAGATAAGGGATAAATGGGTGCGCCAACCGGGTGTGCAAGTTGTAAAGGTCGGTTATGAGCGCTACGGGAAAGATTCGGATATAGAGCATTTTAAGGAAATGATGCGTATCGAGAACAATTATTTCCCCATCGAGGAATTAGCATGGCCAAGAGAAGGGCCGGGTTCTAAACGGGATCGAGTACAACGACTACAGCCTGACTTTGAGAACTGGCGCTTCTTCTTGGCCCCTTCTACAGATCAACTTACAAAGCGACAGAAAAAGGCGTTTGAAATTGGTGAAGCAACTCTTATTGCAAGACCATTAAAACAAAAAGACGAGAACGGCAGACTTTACGATGTAACGCAAAGGATGATCGACAATGAGTACCGCCTTTTTCCCGCTGTGCATGTTGACATGATGGATGCAATGTCCCGCATTTACGACATTCAAGCAGCCCCCCCACAGACAATATTTGGTGACGACCTTGAGCCGGAAGCAATGCCGTCTTATTGAGTTGGAGGACTTAAACATGAACAACAGCCCGGAGCATGTGGCGCTTATTTTTTTGTCCAACTATATGAACGTACCTAAAGATGAGTTGGCTGAACTGGACATTACGCATGCTCTAACAGATTTATTATGTCGGGTTGTCCAAGACACTGTTGATGCAATGCACTACAAGCAAGAAGAGAGGGTTATTCACTAAATGAAAGTTACGGAACGAAAATATTCTTGGAAAGAGATGGTTGATAAGCAAGCCGGTGTGGAGCAGCCTATCCTAGTCTACGACTTTAAGAAAAGAAAACTTTATGAAAACCCCAACAGGCCATATGGCCCTAAGAGGTGAGCATGGATCACATAGTTAAGTGGGTGAAGAAGAATTGGATTCTTAGCGGGATGGTGGCACTGATACTTGTTGTTGCACTCTACCAGCATCTTGCATGAAAGTTATTGTTGATACCCATAAACGGGGAATGCTCAAGGAAGCGACGATAACTTCGCTCGTAAAGAATGTTGCCGACACTCTATACAAGTATTACCCCGACCACCTTTGGGCAGTTGGCCCAAGCAATGATTACTCCATGATTGCGATATGGAATGAAAGCCTTTCCTCTAAGTACGGTATGTGGATCAGGGTTACTGACATTGACCCGGAATACAAAAATATTATGCGTTGGGCCGGTGAATTGCTTGAGCGAGCCAAAGTTACAAGAGGTAGGGCTAATGAAGACGAACTCCAATCTCTTAAAAGAGATGTCATGGATGAAGTAAAATTCGATGAATGAAGAAGCCCCCCTAAATAAAGATTCGGGAAGATCGCCTTGGTTGAAATTGGCTAGTGATGCTTACGGGTCATCTACGTCTTATTTGGATTCTAATTACAGGAAGCAGTGGGAGAGAAATATCTCTCTGTTCCAATCGGATCATCCTTCAGGTTCGAAGTACCACACACAACACTACACGCATCGGTCGAGATTGTTTCGCCCGAAAACAAAGTCTGCTGTACGAACCAATGAGGCCGCAGTAGCCTCCGCGTTTTTCGCCACTGAGGATGTTGTTTCTGTTTATCCTGTAAATGATGCCGACCCAAGTCAGAGGGCATCGGCGAACATCCTGAAACACCTTCTCCAGTATCGACTAACGAAGACAATACCGTGGTTCCAGACGCTGGTCGCCGCTTATCAGGAAGCATTAGTTTTCGGTACTGTGGTGTCCCATCAGAACTGGGAATACAAAGAAGAAAAGACGACGGTCAAGGAGCCTTTATTCGACGACAATGGGAACATTGTCCTGAATGAGGACGGCAGTGAGGCGCAATCTTCCCGTGACGAGAAAACGATTGTTAAGGACAAGCCGGATATACGCTTGGTCGCGGCTGAAAACTTTCGCATTGATCCTGCTGCAGATTGGAGCGACCCAGTTGGCTCTTCACCGTTTGTTATAGAAGTGATCCCGATGTACATCCACGACGTACTGGAGAGGATGACTGAAATCGATCCGAAGACTGAAGAGCCTAAATGGAAAAGCCTGAAGATCGGTGAACTTTTGGAGGCTTCAAAGAAGAGTGAGTTTGACTCGACACGTCAAACACGTCAGGGCAAAAGGCAAGACCCGTTGGCGGACAGGGTAAACGATATTTCTGAGTACACCACCGTCTTCATACATAAGAATATCATTCGAAAGAATGGAAAGGATTGGTTGTTTTATACGGCAGGCACATTGCATATGCTAACTGATCCAAAGCCATTGCAGGAGGTATACCCGCATCTGAGGAACGGGGAGCGTCCTTATGTAATGGGTACTTCGAACATAGAGGCGCATAAGTGCTACCCGACTTCTTTGGTCGAGATGACACAGGACTTGCAGACAGCCGCTAACGATATCGCAAACCAGCGGTCTGACAATGTCCAGTTGGTTCTTAACAAGCGCTACCACATTCGCAGAAGTTCGAACATCGACATCAACGCACTGAAGAGAAGCGTCCCCGGTGGCTCGGTGATGATGGATGACCCAATGACCGATGTGCATATCGTCAACACGCCGGACGTTACTGCAAGTTCCTACGAAGAGCAGGACCGGTTGAACGTTGATTTTGATGACATTGCTGGCAACTTCTCTCAGGGAACCGTCCAAACCAACCGCATGATGAATGAAACGGTTGGCGGCATGGAGATGTTGTCTGGGCAGGCTAATGCCCAGATGGAGTACATGGTTAGGGTGTTTGCAGAGACTTGGATAGAGCCTGTATTGATGCAGTTGGTCAGGTTGGAACAGTACTACGAAACGGACGATACTATTTTAACTGTTGCGACCAATAAGGCAGAACAGGATTCAAACCAGCAGGGCGGATCGTTCCAGAGGTTCGGCGCGGAGGAGATGGATGAATTGCTTCGCCATGAAATGACGGTAGGCGTCAACGTTGGTATCGGGGCTACCGACCCAATCAGGAAAATAGAAAGATTGCTTCTCGGCATCAGGACGATGGGCGAGATCAATCCGGATATAGTCAGTTTGATAAATCAGGAAGAAGTCACTAAGGAGGTATTCGGCGCTCTTGGATACAAGGACTCCAAACGATTCATAGAGATACAACCGCAAGCCAAGCTGGAAGAGATGGCCGCTCAACTGGAAGAGTTGGGCAGTGCAGTACAGCAACTTATGGAGCAAGGTTCCAATAAGGAACTCGATGTTCAGGGCAAGATTGTTTCCGCCCAGATCAAGGGTCAGTCTGATGTTGCCGCCGCCGAAGCGAAGGCGCTTGGCGAGATGAGAACCGCCCAGATGCAGGTTGCCGCAATGAATGAGCGCGATGCGGTTAAGGCTCAACTGCATATGATTGATTCCAGAATAAAGGCTGAGAAGAATGATATCGCTAGAGGTGAACTGCTACTTCAGAAAGAAGCGCTAGTCCACAAGATGCTGATGGATCAGCCTGATATCGGAATTGATCCAGAAGGAAAGAAGATGAGTGAAGTTTTAATGAATGATGAATACGGAAGCGTGCAGGGGGCAGAAGGATGAATCATCTGAAAGATGAAGGTATTGGTTATTTCTGTCATTGGGCTATGTCTATGAAATATAGCGGAAAGTTCTTTACCCTGTGGATAACTTCTTGTATTCATGCCTTTCTCCCGAACTTCTTCGAGAGAAACGCTACAAAAGCAATTATTGCAATGCACGGAGAAATACCTCCGGTTGATGACAGCCTTTATAACAATTAGACAAGAGTGGAAGAAAAAGAATTATTGATTGCGGAGGCCAGACTTGGTCTCCAGACACGGGAATTCCTGAAGTCAGAAGTGGGCCGGTATTTAATTGGAAGGGCCAATAAAGCCAAGGAAGAATCTTTTGAGGCTTGGTCGGTTGTTGATCCAAATGATGCCGAAACAATTCGCGAACTTCAGTTCCGGGCTAGGTTGCCCTCTTTGGTCATTACATGGTTGGAAGAGGCGATTAACCAAGCGAAACACGCAGAGAGTTCTCTGCAAGAAATAGTAGGTAATTAATTATGGCCGAAGACGCTATCCAAGGGGACGTATCCGAAACCAAAGAAGTCGTTCTTACCACTCATCAATCTGAATTGGAAAGAATTGCCGCCAAGGTGGAGTCGGACGAAGAACACCTTATGGGGGACGAAGAAGTAGTAGTAGAGGAAGAGTTCGATATTGAAACCCAATCTCCGCTTCAACGCAAGGGTGCCGAGTGGTACGCCACCGCTAAAGTTGATGGTGAAAAGGTTGATGTATCTTACGATGATCTGTTGGCTCAGTATCAAAAAAATTCCTCTGCCGACAAACGCCTTCAGGATGCCGCTGACCGACAACGAGAGTTGCAGGATTACGAGCGGAAACTGAATGCTTACCGGGACTCATTAGAGACCCAAGCAAGCCAGCCATCTCCGGACGCTGGTGAAAGTGTATCGCCATCCGCTACGGACGCGACTACGGATGCCCTTTATGGGCAGTACCACGATGCCCTCTTTCAGGGCGATGAAGTCAGGGCAAATGAATTGCTTAGACAGATTCGCGCCGCAGATCGACCTACGGAGCAATCGATTGACGTCAAGTCAATTATCGAGCGCACCAAGGCTGAAATGCGTGAAGAGGAGAAAGCGGCCCGCGAAAGGGGCTATGAGGAGCGACGACAAGAGGCCGTCAAGTTGTTTCACGACGAGTACCCCGAAGTCGTTGGAGATCCTTCATTGCTTGCTGTTGCAGACCGCCGTTCTGCCGAACTTTATCAAGAAGACCCTACCCGTGATCCTTGGGACATTATGAAGGAATGCGGCGACTACGCCAAAGACTGGTTGTTCAAATATGTCGAGGAACTGGGCGGGAAATCTGGAGAAAGTAGACAAAAGAGAAAGCAGAACATGGATGACGTTGCTCCTGTAAATGCTCGCGCTCATATAGGCGAGGATGAAAGTGAGCCAAGTTATTCCGACATCATAAGTGAGATGAAGCAGGAACGAGGTCAGTTCGCTTAGTCTCTAATTTTCATTTTCTGATTAAAGGAAACAATACTCATGGCTGGACAAGTATGGGGAACAAGTAACCTTGGTGGTTTCATGTACTCCCTAAATTTGAGCAAGGAGTTGCGTGTTGCCCTGCGTCCGATTGTGAAGTTCCGTCAGTTTGCCGATGTAAAGGATGCGGCCCATCAAGGGCTTAATCGCGGCGATACATTCCACTGGAATGTTTATTCGACTGTTGCCACTGGTGGCGCGGCTCTTACTGAAAATACGGCTATCGCCGAAACGAACTTTACAATCACTCAGGGGACCATGACAATTACCGAGCACGGTAACTCAATTCCCTTCTCCTCGAAACTGGATGATTTGTCTGAGCATCCCGTTAAAGAGATCATTCACAAAGTCTTAAAACTCGATGCGGCGCAAGTGTTGGACGATTTGGTTGCCAACCAGATTGACACATGCAAGTTGCGTGTTGTGGCAGAAACGGCTACCGATGCGGTAACCTTGACTGTCGATGGCGCGGCAACGCTTACCAATACGGTAGCGCTAGGCAAAGATCACATCAAAGCCATCGTGGACGTAATGAAAGAGCGTAACATACCCGCATACGAGGGTGATGACTACTTTTGCATTGCGTGGCCGACAACGTTCCGTACCCTGAAGAACAACTTGGAATCGATTTCTCAGTATGTCGAAACCGGGTTCCAGATGATCCGTAATGGTGAAACTGGTCGTTACGAAGGCGTGCGTTTCGTTGAGCAGACTTATCGAGCTAAAGGTGGTTCTGCCACCGGTCTAGGTACCCCAGCGGGTGCTTGGGCAGGGACGAAGTCTGATTGGGCAGTATTCATGGGCGCCGATACCGTTGCTGAAGCAGTTGCGATTCCCGAAGAGGTTCGAGGGAAAATCCCAACTGATTTTGGGCGGGCTAGGGGCATTGCATGGTACTACCTTGGTGGTGCAGGTCTCGTTCATTCAACCGCAGCAGAATCCCGCGTTGTTATGTGGGATTCAAAAGCCTAGAGGAGATAGTCATGGCACAATCAACTCAAGGCGTTGGAGTTAAAAGCGGTCTTTCTGATCAACAGAAGATTAGCGACTCCAAAGAGTCTCTGGGCCTCGGCTCTAAGGGTAAAGACCAGAAGCCGCAAGGCGTTGGTCCTGCCCAGAGCGTAGCAGGCGGATACAAAATCCGTTAGGTCCATCAACCTAAGTTGGGGAGGGCGAAAGCCCTCCCCTTTCTTATATGAACATGTGGAAAGAATTTTTTCGTGCCGCTGGAGTTGGCTCAATGAAAGAAAACAAATATTGGAAGAAAGAGAAGGACATGGATAAGTCATCCATTGTGTGCCGTGATCCAGAGATGGGTCCGCACATGGTTGATGATTTTGAGAAAGGTGAGGTCTATCGTGAAGAGATGTATCCCATTCCGAAGATTTGGTCTTTTTCTTTTCCTCCGTTCCGTAGACAACGACCGCTGAATAAATAGTCATGGCTACAAACGACGGTGGTCAAGACTCCGCAGGCGCGAGTGAAGCAGATGTTGCTGACGCCACTGAAAGTGATGGCCCAGTCGGTACTTCAATGGGGATTGGGGACGATATGGGAGAGTTGTCCGATGATTCGGATGATTCTGAATCGGTTGATAACACTCCAAACACAGAAGGTGTAACGACATCAGGGCAAGGGCATCCCGGCGACAGGTCGCCGACAGATAGCGTACCGGATGACATGGGTCAAGACGACACTGATGATGAGGAGTCCGCTAATCCATACGACGCCTATGAGACAGAAGACCTCGAAGACATGGTGGATGAGTTCGACAAGAGGCAGGCCGCATTACCTACTCGCCACAAGGCTGATGCCATTGCCCTAAGAAATGAGTTGGCGCAGCTTACGGCTAATATCAGGTCTACAAATCCGGCTAACATTTTTGGTATCAGCTATCAGAAAGATCGCCACACCGAAAAAGACAAGCAGGATATGGTGCAAGCGTTCAAAGATAAGAATGAAGACGCGATTACCGCCATGTCTAAAGCCCACAGCGCGGAGGTGGATGCGCAAAGGGGCAAGAAAGGCGCTTTGAAGGGCGCTTTTGATGCTACCAGAAGTCCGGCGGGTATGCTTATGGGTCTCGTAGGCGGCCCAGTAGGGACGTTAGGGATGGCGATTACAGGGTTGCTGACGGAGATGGGGTTGAATTATACCGCCATTGATATAGAGACAGACCTAGATTCGTTGATGCAGGAAGTTGGCCTTAAAGAGAAGGACGGGCAGTCCGATGTAAGTGATCCAGACGCTGTGTTTCTAAAGGCAGAATGCGAGGAAAGAGATGGATACAGGTGGGACGATGCTATGGCAACCTGCGTAGTTGACACGATCAAGAAGGCGGACCCGATTGATGTGGTCAACCCATACTAAAGCTGAGTGAAGGTTTTTAATCTACCGACTTCTTCTGAAGTTGGTACGGGCAGATGGCAAGACCTCTCTGACGAAGAACTTGGTGGAAAGCGTGAGAATACGGCATGTGTCGTTCGCTACGGCGGCTACGGGGATCAGTTGCAGATAAGTTCTGTATTTCCATTGCTGAAAAAGCAGGGTTATAAAGTCTGCGTAAATGTTACGGAGATCGGAGAACAGATTTTAAGGAACGATCCCCACATAGACGAATTGTTTGTTCAGAAAACAGATCAGGTTCCCAACAAAGAACTGGGTCCGTACTGGGACCGTATAAAACCGTTATTTTCCAAGTTTGCAAATCTTGGACTGGTAATAGAACACAACCTACTGTGCGTCCCAAAGCAGGAGATATATTACTGGGACACGGGCAAGCGCCACGAAAAACTGAATAAAAACTATGGCGAGGCACTGCATGATGCGGCTGGTGTTGAGTATATCTTCAATAACAGATTTTTCCAGACGCATTCAGAAAAAAAGTGGGTTGCAAAGCAGCGGCGAGCGATGCGTATTGGGTCGCACCATTACGTCATTATGGTTGCCCTTTCTGGGTCTTCAGTACATAAAGCGTACCCGCACTTGGATTCCGTAATGGCTAGGGCGCTTATAGAGTGGCCTAATGTTCGTTTCGTTATGGTCGGTGACGCTATTTGTAAGATTCTGGAACAAGGATGGGGGAAAGAAGATAGGGTTTTCTGCAAAAGTGCGGTGTGGGAGATAAGAAAAACTTTAGCGTTTGCACAGCAATGCGATTTAATTCTTGGCCCGGAGACGGGCATTCTAAATGGCGTTAGCGCTGACGATGTAGCAAAAGTTTGTTTATTGAGTCATTCGTCGGAAGAAAATTTAACTAAGCACTGGGTGAATACAACGGCAATATCATCAGAGGATGTTCATTGTCATCCATGCCACATGATGCACTGGGGATTTAACTATTGCAACAGGGACATGGAGACAGGAGGCGCAATGTGCGCCGCTAAGATAGAACCGAAAACAGTTTTTAATGCGATTGAATATCACAGAAATTTGAAATATGACGTTCTTAGAACTTTGTCAAACAGTTAGGCTGGAAGTTGGTGTATCAGGCACAGGCCCAAGCACAGTTGTAGGCCAAGAGGGCCAATTAAAATCAATAATTGATTATGTGGCCGAAGCTGATCATCAGATTCAAGGATTGTGGAAGGATTGGAATTTTCTTTGGAGCCAGTACTCGTCAACGCTATCAACCGGCACAGCCGCGCCCACGTTAACCAAGCCAACTGATCTTGGAACTTGGGACATGCGTTCATTCTTCCTTGACTACACTACTGACGACCACACAAATCTGACACCACTTCTTTATACGGAGTACAGATCCTCTCAGAGACAGGGAACCCAAACGAATTCTACTCCGACGAATGTGGTCGTTCAGCCAAATGAAGCTATTATCGTGCATCCACACCCGGATAAATCCTACACGATCACTGCTGATTATTGGAAAACACCAACGAGGATGTCTGGCAATACAGATGCGTCCTCGATACCTTCCCAGTACCACCGAATTATTGTTTCGCGCGCGAAAACAATGTGGGCTGAAAGGGAGGAAGCCCCTGAAATTCTTTTGGCTTCATCCGCAGAGTATTCAGACATTCTTGATAAGCTGGAGGCGCAGTCTCTACCGGATCAGAGGATGAGAAGACTCAGTAGTGTTGATACGAACGAGGTAATTCAGGTCATATAATGCCAAATATTTATTCTGACGCTATTAGTCGGAGCAATTTCCCTGCGTCTTCCATGCGGGCGAAATACTTCGCCTTTGAGGGTGGGGAGATTCTTACAGACCCAGCGTTATCGGCGCCACCGGGAAGTCTTTTGTATGGGAAGAACTACGAGGTTTACCCGGAGGGTGGCTATCGCCGCATAGATGGATTTGAACGATACGATGGACGTGTAAAGCCATCCGACAGCGTTTACTGGATACTTGAGTTTCAGACCGGAACTGTTGCGACAATAGATACAAATATAGTTACCGGTTCTGTATCCGGCGCTACCGCTGAACTTGTCTCTAATTCAGTCGTAGAGAGTGGCTCTTATTCTGGCAGTGATGCAGTTGGACATATGGTGATTGCATTACTTACGGATGGTTTTCAGGTGGGAGAGAATATTCAGGTCAGCGCCTCAACTGTCGCGGTAGTGAAGGCGGTCGAAAGGTCTCTCGGAGCATCCACAGACGCCCTCGATGCGACATATTCTCAGGCTTCGATAGAAAGGGCGAGATCAAAGATTGCGGTTGTAACTGGATCGGGAGCGATCCGTGGTGTCTGGGTATATAACGGAGTCACTTACGCATTTAGAAATAATGCTGGCGGCACCGAGTGCATTATGCACAAGGCTTCGGCTACCGGATGGTCTGTGGTTGATCTAGGTTCTTATATAAAGTTTGATCGAGGAAGCGAAGCATTTACAGAAGGCGACACGATAAAGCAGAACGGAACGAACACAGCAGCAGTTGTCAGACGCATAGTTGTAAGGGCGGGAACTTACGCTATTGCTGATGCCGAAGGATTGTTTGTTCTTTCTGACGTAAAGCATGGCACGGCCTCCGCAACAATAACCGCAGGTGGCTCCGGATACACTGGTGCGCCAACGGTTGCGTTCTCGGCCCCACCCGATGGAATGGGGGTTGCCTCTACGACAATAACGGCAGGCGGCATCGGTTATACAACCGCCCCGACAGTGACCTTTACCGCCGCACCAGTTGGAGGCACTACTGCCGTAGGCACAGCCATTGTAGCCGCTGGCGCTGTTACCGCGATTACTATTACAACGAAAGGGACTGGGTATCTAACTGCCCCAACCATTAGTTTTGGTGGCCCCGGAACAAGCGCTACTGCAACAGCGACATTGGACGACTTTCAGACCACTGGCGCTGGCACTATTGCGGCTGGCGCAGTTACTGGGATAACGATTACAAATATAGGCTCCAATTACACTTCGGCCCCAACAATAACAATCACTGGCGGCGGCGGCGCTGATGACGCTACTGCGACAGCAACACTAGATGCGTTTGCCAATAATCAAACGCTCTATAAATATGATACTACCCTGTCTAGCGGGATTAACGCTTCAGTTACGGTTATTCCTGTAACAGATGTAACAGATTTTCCTGACGCCGGGACTATCGCCATAGGGGCGGAACTAATAACCTACACCGGGAAAACCGGTTCAACGAGTCTAACTGGTTGCGTTCGTGGGTCATCAGCGGTGCCACATTTGTCCGCTGCGATTGTTTTCGCCCACAGGGCTTTATCGAACGAGGCGCGGATAACTGTTACGTTGGTCCCAAGTGGTCGATATAAGTTTGTCAACTACAACTTTGGAGGAAGCGCCACAACCAATAGGATGTATGGGTGTGACGGATTCAATACAGCATTTGAGTATGACGGAACATACTGGGTTCCGATATTTACTGGGATGTCAGTCGATACCCCGGTGCATATTGCTTCGCATAAGAAGCAACTATTTCTGGCCTTTCATAAAGGCTCTTTACAGCACTCTGGGATAGGTGAGCCTTATTCTTGGACGGTTATAAGTGGTGCGGCAGAACTTGGGACTGGTGATGAGATTACCGGGTTGCAGGTTATGCGCGGCGATGCCATGGCTATATTTAACCGCAATCGCACTTACATACTTTATGGAACCAGCAGTCTTGATTGGAATCTAAAAACATTTTCCAATCAGTCTGGGGCGGTTGAGCACACCATACAAGACCTAACTGAGATCATTTATCTGGACGACAGGGGTGTAACAAACCTGTCTGCTGTAAATGCCTACGGTGATTTTGCAATATCTTCTTTGAGTAAAAAGATAAAGCCTGTTATTGACTCAAAGATTGGTACATCTATTGCGTCTGTAAGAGTTAGGTCGAAAGGCCAGTACAGGTTGTTTTTCACTGACGGCTCCGCCATCTACGGGACTTTTGCTGGCAATAAACTGGCTGGCTTTATAAGGGTGGATTTGGGGAAAGTAGTCTATTCCGTTTGTTCGGCAGAAGACTCGGATGGTAACGAGATTCTATTTTTTGGATCGGACGATGGATACGTTTATCAGATGGATAAGGGCACATCGTTTGACGGCTCAAAAGTAGAGGCAATGTTGAGGTTATCTTATTACCACTACGATACGCCAACCAGAAACAAAAGGTTTAGGAAGATTCATTTCGAAATGTCGGCAGATTCAGATGTTTCTCTGAAGTTTGTTCCGGCGTATTCATACGACGACCCGCTTGTTCCCGCCGCTAGGGAGCAGTCAGTATCTATTATCGGCGGCGGCGGTTACTGGAACATACACGACTGGAATACATTCAACTGGAATTCCGCTGTCATTTCTACAGCAGAGAATAATATTGAAGGTGTTGGAACAAACATGGGCTTGCTTATTTTATCTGAGTCCATATACGAGCAACCGCACACCCTACAGGGCGTTACGGTGCATTACTCGCCACGGAGGATACGTCGCTAATGGCGAACGATTATTACACTAGACAAGGCTCCTACACGCAGGGGACTCTCGCAAGAGGTGACGTTGTTAAGTCGGATTTCGATGCGCTCGTTACTGCTTGGGACAGTGGCCAAACCAATCTCAAGAGGGCGCTCAAACTTCCTAACGAAGGCTCGCCTCAAACCGACTTTGCTATAACCGAAAACGCGGCAGCTAGGGCAACGAAAGCCTTGGGGTTTGATTCCTCTGGCGCTTTGGAGTTGCAGACCGGGGTGGGAAACTGGGAAGGAACTTGGGCAACATCAACGGCATATACTTTAAGGGATGTGATTGTTGATGGTGCGGCGGGCGCCAACACGGATAACCTGTACATATGTATTGTCGCCCACACTTCAGGAACGTGGGCAACAGATTTATCCGCTGCAAAGTGGGATTTGATGGTCGATGTTTCCGAGGCCCGTGAGTGGGCGCGTAAGACTACCGGAATCGTTGCTTCGACTGATTACAGTTCCAAGGCTTGGGCTATAGGGGGCACGGATGTAACGGATACGGCAAGTCGTGGTGCGGCCAAAGAATGGGCCATCGAGACTTCTGGAACCGTAGATACATCCTCTTACTCAAGCAAAGAGTATGCACAAGGGACGCAAGCATCGACCGGTGGTTCTGCAAAAGATTACGCAGTAAAGGTTAATGGCGGTGTTAGTGGCGCAACATCTGATCACTCAGCGAAAGCGTGGTCTGTTGGCGGCACTGGAGTAACAACCACAGCATCAAAGGGGGCCGCCAAAGAATGGAGCGCTGGAAGTGGACTGATCGATACGGCATCCTATTCGAGTAAAGAATATGCACAAGGCACGGCGGCTAGTACGGGTGGTTCCTCAAAGGACTATGCCCAGAAAACTGACGGTGGGGTCAGCGGAGCAACTTCTGATCACTCTGCCAAAGCATGGTCCGTGGGTGGTACAGGCGTCACCACAACAGCCTCCAAAGGTTCTGCTAAAGAGTGGGCAACGGGAGTTTTAGTAGATACCGCTGAGTACAGTGCAAAAGAATATGCCGTAGGAACAACTGTAGCGGCTGGGTCATCTAAAGATTGGGCCATGCAAGCAAGTGGCACAGTCGATGGATCTTCCTATTCCGCAAAATATAGTGCCGATGCTTCCGCAACAAGCGCGACTGCATCTGCTTCGAGCGCAACTTCTTCGGCGTCCAGTGCGACAGCAGGATCATCAAGCGCGACCGCCGCCGCAAGTTCGGCAACTTCTTCGGCGTCCAGTGCGGCTGCCTCTGCCGCGAGTTATGACTCATTCGATGATCGGTACTTAGGAGTCAAAAGCGCGGACGTAGCCGTTGATAATGACGGCAACGCTTTGGTTGACGGCGCACTATATTTTAATACGACCAACAATGTAATGATGGTCTATGACTTGGGTGGTACTACTTGGAATAGAACTACACCAACCACATCAGACCAAACGAAAATCAATACGGTTAGCGGGATTGCGGCTAACGTAACGACAGTTGCTGGAATATCGGCTAACGTAACGACAGTCGCGGGTATCTCAAGTGATGTAACGTCAGTTGCTGGTGATGCGACGGATATTGGTGTTGTTTCTGGTGCAATCTCTCCAACAGACAATGTTGGAACGGTCGCCACGAATGTAGCCAACGTTAATTTAACGGGCGGCTCGATAACAAACGTCAACCTAACAGGCGGCTCAATAACTAACGTTAATACGGTAGGCGCCTCGATAGCTGATGTTAATCGCTACGCTAACGAATATACGATTAACGCATCTGCGCCGGGTAGCCCATCTTCTGGCGACCTGTGGTATGACTCCACAGCTAACGTTCTCAAATATTACAACGGAACATCGTGGGCGGCACTTGCTGGCGACACTGATGTTCTTGTTGGGGTGTCCGCAAACGACAGCACGGCAGGGTACTTAAATGGGAAACTTCTTGGCGGAACTGGTGTAACACTGACAGAAAACAATGATGGGGCCAATGAGTCATTAACCGTCACATTTGCGGACAATTCGATACCGATGGCAATAGCGCTTGGATAAAATTATGGAACACACACATGAGTTGCAAACTTACACTGCGGAGTTGACGCATGGCTAATGACTTTATTAACGCAGGGAAGAATCTGACAAATAGTACCCGGACAGATGTCTATGTAATAACTGGCTCGGGGAATACTGCGGTAGTGCATTCAGTCACTGTGGCCAACACTCATGGCACAAGTTCTGTCGATGTAACGCTGGAGGTGTACGACAACAGCACTACAACTTATTTCCCTGTCACATCAACTGTCCCGGTCCCGGCGGATTCTACCCTTGTACTGGAAAACGTGAAATTGAATTTGGAGCAGGACGACAAGATATGTGCAACATCCTCTGACGCTAGTGGGAACTTAACAGTTTTTGCATCAATACTGAAGATATCATAATGTCATATTTAGGCGCGACGCAACTCAAAGCAAGTGATATTAGGAATGCTGGTCCGACGACTGCCAGTGGCGGGGAAACTTATGTAGATGCCACTTGGAGCGCTCCGAATATTCAATCGTTGCTTTTTACAATTAATGGCGTAAAGCAGGCAACAAATTCCTATACGATAGGCGGGACTCCGACAAGGTTAACTTTAACTGGCGGGGCTACACTTCTTGTTGGGGATATTTGGGAAATCATTGGTATCAATGATATAGGTACCACTGTTACCCCCGGAGACGGTACCGTCAATCTAGCAAAGATTTCTGCTGGAACAGGGACCGTTGGGCAGTATCTAAAGACGGATGGTAGTGCAACGCTTTCTTGGTCTACGGTAGCTAGTACAACTGCTGGCGATATTACCACAGCGAATAACTTTTTCCAGAACTGGAATACTATCGACGTGAACACAACTAGCACGTTTGCTACATCTATTAACGCCGCAATCATTGGACCGATTACTGTTACAGGTTCTTATGAATGGACCAT